TATACGTCTACATCGGCAACGAACAGGTAGATGCGTATATCTACCGGTCGCAAGAAAGACGCAGTATCCGAAGTAACGGGAGGTAGATAGCATGGCAATGATACAAATTGATGGTGTGGATTTACCTTCCCCCGTTGAATACAGCGTATCTTTGCAGGATATTGACAGCGAGAACACAAGACGGACGGAAACGGGAGTATTACAGCGGGATAGAGTGAGGCAGGGAGTGTATAAGATACAGGTCAAGTGGCGAGTTAAGAAGTCGCAGCTTAAAATCATCACAGATGCGCTTAAACCAGCCAAGTTCAGCGTAACGTTTTTTGACCCAACAACTAACACAAACCCAACAAGATATATGTATTGTGGCGACCGCAATGCCGATTTGATATACTACAAGGAAGGCTCCCCGGACGATAGTCTGTGGGAGCTTTCTACTTCACTGATTGAGTACTAGGGAGGGAGAGAGATGTATCCTGTCAGCGAAGCATACAAAAACGCAATAGCGCAGAATGAAAGGAATGTGAAAATAGTTGGCACAATTACGCTTAAAGATGGTACAGTTATCGAAATAAGCGATGAAGACATTGTGCAAGGTAGTTTGTACGTTTCCGAGCAATGTGTGGCTGGTGAAGACATAGAAATAGGCAACGTCTATGCATCAGAGATGGGTCTGTCTCTAAACTCTCCTCCTGAGAACCCATATGCGCTTGATGGCGCCAGGATTGTGCTTAATTTTGGCATAGAAACAAGCGAAGGCGTATGGGAATATGTGCCTTTGGGGTATTTCTACGTAACCGAGATTGAGCGTAAAACCGACATGGTAAATCTTAAGGCTCTGGATGGCATGATACTGTTTGATGTGGACTTGTCGGGAGTGCTCACTTCAGGGACACCGTATGAAATAATAAATTCCTGTTGTTCAAAGGTTGGCATAACCCTTGCTACCGATTCGGCTACATTTAGCGCTTTTGCAAATGGCAACATGACATTTACGCTTTCTGCCGATAGCAAAGTGCAGACATGCAGAGACCTAATCATGTGGCTATGCCAGCTTACTGGCACATTTGCACGGATGAACCGGCTGGGACAACTTGAAATAGTGCCTGTCAAGCTCGGTGCGAGTGTTAAGACAATTGATAAGCAGCAACGGTTTACATCGGATGTATCGGATTCCTACGTAAAAATTACAAAGGTTGCAATGAAAGTCGGCGACGTAGAATATTCGCAAGGCACAGACGGCATGACAATGGTGCTGGAAGAAAATCCATTGCTAGTTGGCAAAAGCGAGACAGAGATAAACACCGTATTGAGCAATATCCTTAATCAAGTTACTACCGCAGAATACATCCCATACAACGTTAATTTTGCAGGCGACCCTGCTCTCCAAGCAGGAGACTATGTAACCCTAACAGGCATAAAAGTGTTTGACAAGATATGTGCCACCTTTACCCGTTCCAGTGTCGCCTACCTCAGCGACGGCACTCAGGTCGCCGCCAACGTCCCCCGCTTTGAGCCTGGCAAGTTCGGCAAGGCGATTATGGTGGAGGAAGGGACGACGAACTTAATTGTTACACCACTTATTGATGCAACCGCAACAAACTGGGGAAAGGTAGCTGTACTCGGTAATGGTCAAGCCAATGTGGTAAGTGGGGCTTTATTTGGTGATTATAGTTTGGAAATATCAGTACCAAATAGTATTGAAGATGGAGGAACTGATAGAGCAATTTGGGAATTAGGAGGTACTGTTCCAGATGATATTAAAGAAGCTCCGCAACCAAATACAACCTATACTTTGTCGGCTTGGATAACAGACCCTACAAAAGCTGCAAGTATTCAATTTCAGCCTCACGATAGCGATGGGCAATATCACCGCCAATATGGACAGCTAACTGGTAGAACAGCGATAGATAGTCAAGGCGTAACTTGGTATGAGGTAGCAGTAACTTATACAACAGAAAGTGATGTTACTGATTGGTCTTGGGGTGTTAGAGTATCAAGTGAGTTTGCAAATTCGAGTGGTACTTGGCGGGCTTGCGGTTTCCAACTTGAGAAAAAACCCTACGCCACCTCCTTTGTGGACGGCACTCGCTCCGCCGAAACCTTGACCATACCCACGGCGGGGGTGCTGAACCCGCAGGAGGGGACAATTGAGTTTTGGGTAAAGCCGTTAATAGTGACCAACTATAATAATTTTTTATTTATGACTACAAGCAATGGTCGGTTTTTGTTATTCTTTGATATCAACGGAAGAGCTCGATTCGACTATGGCCCTAATAACACAGGCCCTTACGCCCCTGAGGGAACTATTACATCAAATAATTGGTATTATATCGCTTTACGATGGTCGGCAACTACAGGTAAACAAGCATTGTTTGTTAATGGTGTTAAATATGAAAGTGGCTTACCAAATGGTGTAGCTACAGGCTTTCCTGCGACAGTAACAATTGTAAATAACTATAGCGCATACATCGACGACTTCCGCATCTCCAGCATTGCACGCAGCGATGAGGAGATAGCACAGGCGTATGCAAGCGGGCAGCCGTTGCCGGTGGATGAATACACAACGTTGAAGATGAACTTTGATGGGTCTCTCTCGACTATTACCACAGTAGGCGATTCAATTGTTACCCATTCGACTTGGCGCTACCGTGGCCCGCACAACATAAAAGCTGTTGGCAAGAGCGCATTGGTACGTGGCGTGCAGGCACAGCAGACAAAATCCGTATCCGCAGTAAAAACTGTTGCAGAAACAGCCCGAGAAATAGCACAGGCAGCGAATCAATCGACGCAGTTAATACAGGATGCCATAACAGGGTATGTGCTCATCCGTAAGAACGAGACTACTGGGTCGAACGAGATACTCATCATGGACAATCCAGACCCAGCACAGGCTAGAAAAGTATGGCGCTGGAATATGGGCGGTCTGGGATATAGTGATAATGTGGTCGGCGTAGATAACCCAGACAGGCAGTACACCATAGCAATAACGATGGATGGGGCTATAAATGCAGATTTCATAAAGGCTGGGACGTTACAGGGGAATATTATAGCGGCAGGTTCAATCACAGCAGATAAATTAAAAATAGGGAGTACCAAAACTTCGTCTTTGTATGTTCGTGGGACTGGTTTAAATAGAAATGCTAATAGAATAGTGAGATTGGATGGGATAGACCTTGTTAATGGAACTGGCAGAGGTTTAACGCTTACGGTGTTAAATAGAAGTGACCATTCACACGTGTCGTCTACTACTTATGACGTGTATGGCAGTGATACAGCTAGAACTGATTTGGCGAATGCCCTAAATGCTTTAGGTAATGACAAAATAGTTATTCTAACAAGTTATGATGCAATAAGGTTTAATGCTGCTTTAGAAGCAGCTATTGAACGATGTGGTGGCGGGAGTGTTAAGGACAGTTATCTTGCAACAAATTACCGCTTGCCTTATCTATTAATTGGTATTCCTGGAATCGGAAAAGGGAAAGGTATAGAAATTTTTACTAGTACTGCTTCTGATGCACCGTATGCCGAAATTTCTACTTTGATTGTAGATGGCACTCCAGTTGGGATTAATACAGGCTTTACTAATACAACAATTATTGACGGTAGTCAGATTATAACAGGTTCAATCACAGCAGATAAAATTTATGGTGGCACTCTAACACTTGGAGGCGCAAATAACGCAAACGGCGTCATGAACATAAAAGACGCTTCTGGAGTTATAAAAGCAAGAGGTGACGTTAACGGGTTTTTTATTCTTGATAAAGGAGTTAACGTATCATTAGAGTCAAAGAATAATCTAATTCCAGACCACAGTTTCGAGGCTATACCAACGTCGGGGTCAGCAGATGCAACATATTACGATTTTGCTATTGGAACACTGTCAAGGAATTTATTCGACTGGTTAGCTTCTGGTTCGCCACGCATCTTATCAGCACGAAATACAGACATTGCTCCAGAAGCAGCTTTTGGTTTACAATGTGTTGTAGTTAATAGTTCAAATTGGTTGTATGTGTATGTTCCAGTGAAGCCAAGTACAACTTACTATTTATCTGGTTATACAGCTCGTGGTTATAGGAATCCAACCGCTGGTACTCCAAAATTATACGTGGATTTTCGTGATGGTAATCTTACTTATATTAGTGCTGTATCCCGAACATTTACGCCCAATACATCTATGTTTGATTGGAAGCGTGTTGGATTTAGTTTTACTACACCCGATGCTTCAACTAATGTGGAATTTGCAAGAATTGTTGTATACTCTGCTGACGCTAATTACGTGTACTGGGACGGAATACAATTGGTTGAAGGTGCATTCCCAGCTATATACGACCCAGAAGAAAATTTATGGCGTGCAATGTACGGCGTGGCAGGATTACAAGGATTTAAAGCCTTCAACACAAATTACGTAAGAAGAGGTTCAGCAACAATAAACGACTCAACTAATACGACCATAAGTTTTGGTATTACATTTCCTGGCATTCCAACCGTCGTTGCTTCCTATCATGATACTAACTCAGGTGATTGGGGTATAGTAAAAACAAGAAATACATCAACTACTTCATTTGATGCTATCATTGGTGGCAAAACTTCAGGGTTGTCAAGAGTAATAAACTGGATTGCAATATACTATTAGTGAGGTGATAGGATGATAAAGGAAATATATTATGAAACTACACACAACAAAACACATCATACTATAGTTCCAGTTATTGAAGGCATGACGATAAAATTAAATAAAGGGTACTATCAAACGCACGATGGAACAAGAATAGAATTTCCAGAAGATATATTAGAAATCGAAACGCCAGCAGTAGATACTTACTATGCAATAAAATTTCTAAAAAATGGCGAATACTACTGCATCATACAAGAGATAGGGGCAGATGATGCCCCGCAACATCCGCTATTTTTAGATAATTTTATAAGTTTTGTAGCACCAGCAGGGTCAACATCATTAGACGACATCGAAATAACTGTGTTGCTACCAAAATTTGTAGATGAAGAGGTGACATCATGAAAATAGAGAAGTTTACTTTGCAAGACAAAAAAAAGAAAGAGCAGGACAAATGGGATAAATTCCAGAAATTATCACAAAAAGAAAAAGAGAAACTATTGTTTAAGCTGTTAGACAAATTTGGTATGTTAGATGATGAGCAGAACAAAAGACAGTACCTAATAAAGAAGCAGAGAACGAATAAATATTATTGTCAAAAAGAGTAGGGTTATCACCTACTCTTTTCTTATTGTATTCTTTTTGGCAGAAAGGGGTATGTACTATGAATTTAGAGGAGAAGGTGAATGACATGGAGGTACTATTAGGTAAACATGATGAAAGATTAAAAAAATTGGAGGAATGGCAGTCAAAGCAAAACGGAAGCCTACTCAGGCTTGAACAAAAGGTAGAAGGTATATATTCATGGCTGATTGGTCTTATGGGTGGTATGATTGTTTCCCTGATTTTGCTTGTCGTTAACATGCTTAAAGGGAGGTGAAGTGGGTGCAGATTTACGATGTAGGCTTACAATTTAGACAAGCTTTGCAAAAGCGAACAACGACGGACTACATTATCTTGCATCACGCAGCAGCAAGCGAAGCATCGGTTACATCCATCCATAATTGGCATCTTCAGCGTGGCTGGGCAGGCATAGGATACCACTATTATGTGCGCAAAGACGGAAGCATTTATCGAGGCAGATCCGAGGACACAATTGGTGCGCATACCGAAGAATACAACAGCCGGAGCATCGGCATATGTGCAGAAGGCAACTTTGAAGTAGAAATGATGTCGGATGCGCAGAAACGAGCTATTATAGAGCTATTGCGGGAACTGAAGAAAAGGTATCCGAATGCACAGATAAAGAGACATAAAGACTTTGCAGCAACAGCTTGTCCAGGCAAAAATTACCCATTTGAGGAAATTGTACGAGAGACATTAAAGGAGGAAGATGAAGCGATGAAGAAAGGGGATAAAGGTACGCAAGTTAAAAAGATACAAGAAATGCTGCTTGCGTTAGGTTATTCGCTACCTAAATACGGTGCGGATGGTGCCTTTGGGAGCGAAACCGAGGCAGCAGTAAATGCATTCAAAAAAGCTGTCAATTTGCCACAAAACGGTATTGTAGATATAAACACCTTGCTGGCAATGAGCGAAGCACTTGTAAATAAGGAAAAAGCAAGGACACAAGATTTTCAGAATCGCCTGCAAGTGGCCAAAACATATGCGAAGAAAATAGCGGAGGAGGCGTAATACTATGGAAATTTACAATGTTGCCATTATCCCTCTTATTGTTGGTGTAGTCGAGTTGGCCAAAAAACTTGGCCTTCCAGACAAATTTGCAGCCGTTTTAAGCGCAGTTTTAGGCGTGGTAATAGGATTGGTCTATGTGGCGCCAAACGACCCTGCTAAAGGCGTTTTAATCGGTTTAAGCATGGGTCTGTCGGCAAGTGGGTTGTACAGCGGTGTAAAGAATACGGCGGAAGGTATCAAGGGGCAGTGATGCCCCTCTTTTTTTGTTCCCACCCGAGCAGTTAGCCGCTCTTTTTATGTCTCCGCTTGCAAACATTTTGCTATGCCCGTTCAATTTTCTCTCATTATAAAGCAAATACAAACGTTATCATATGGGTAAAAATAAAAGGGCTTGTTAGCCCTCTTTGTTCTCATCTATAACCTCTCTCAATTTTTCTCTTACAAACTCCGACATGGAATATCCCATCTCGGCAAGTTTTTTTTCGGCTTTTTCTTTTAATTCGGACGGTAGCTTCACTTGTATATATGCATCGTTCTTTTTTATTTTCAATTTATCGCCTCCTATCTCTTTTTATTTACTCCCAGCCGTCTATCCCCTTTTTAAAAGGGGAAATAACATACGTACAATGTGGAAGGGCGCCGTCAAATTGGCGACGCTTGCCTCCTTCTTCGTCCTCGTCTATCAGCGAGGACGGAACTTCTAATTCTTCTGCAAGGGTAATAACCGTTTTTTTCAGTCTTGCCATTTCTTCCTCAGAGGCTTCATCTCCGAGATAAAGCCCACATACCTCTACAGGCTCTACTACGCATCTATAGGGCCTGTAGAGGACGGCTACTCTTATGTTTCCATCACATTTCTGGGAGGGATGAATATGCAAGTCTATCCCAGCATAGTAGGGAATGTCCCCTACTACGATTTTTATTTTTTTTACAAAAAATTCTTTTAAAATGAACATTTTTTTATTCCTCCTTTATTTTTTTAAATAGGCGTATCGGCTACGCCTATAATTTTAAAAATTGTACTCAAGAGTAATAGGTTCATCGGGCTGCAGATTGAAGTGTTCTGCAGTCCTTTGTTGTGCATAAGAGAGGATTGCCTCTCTTATGCTTTCTCCAATAGGGACGTATAGAACTACGTCTTTTTCTATAAAAGTTTCTCGGGGAATACGTGTCCCCTTTTTGCAGACTGATAGTGTAAAAGTGACATACCAAAAATCTTGATTCCATTTGGTTAAATCCTGATCTTTATAATCAGTTATGTTGACTACATATATCCTTTTATTCATTTTAATTCCTCCTTTTATTTTTTTTATCTCCCCGCATCGGCTGCGGGTTAGTTTTCTTCTTTTAAATAGTCTAATACATCCACGTGTACAGCAATTCCTTCCCGTGGGTAGATAAGGTCATGGTACTCTTGTGGCAACCAGTCATGTATGCATGTAGGTCTTCCTTGTGCGTCGAACATTGTTGTGTCATATCTTGGTTGATTACTCCATAGGTATTCCCCGATTTCTACCTCTAACCAATCGGGAATAATTTCACCGTCATCGTTCCATATTGGGACAAGTCGGACGGGTTGATCTTCCTCCATATATTCTTCTGCTAGCCCGACGTAGTCGTCAGGTAAGTGTTCTACTGCTCTCGCTAAGCGATTCCACGTGGTGTAAAATACAAAATCTTCATTAATCTTTTTCATTTTTTATTCCTCCTTTTTAATTTTTCCCTGCAATAGCAGGTTGAGCGTTGGCGGGCTGTTATGCCCGCTGTGGGAATTTCACCCACCGTGAACCTTGCCCTGCTCATAAGAGTAAATCTTCTTCAAAAATTTCTCTTTTTATTTTGTTTACATCTTCAGTAGCACTAAAGATATACCACTGATTCCCCTCATCCACATCGCATACGTGGATGAGGGCATCTCCATCAATTTTAAAAATGCGTTGCCACCCATTATTGTTAATCGTGGTGAAGTACATCACTAAATAATCTCCTTTTTTCTCTATCCCAGACAAAAACTCTTCAAAAAGTCCTTCCTCATTTTGTCTGTAATAATTTTGATTAAAGTTAATCATCATTTTTCCTTCCTCCTTTTTAATTTTCCTGCTCTAGCAGGTTGAGCGTAGCAGCCTTTCGGCTGGCCCGACTTTCACGGCCTGTACCTTGCCCTGCTTTATTTAAGAAAATCTTTTCCAAAGATAAACTCAAATTTAATTTGTTTTTCTGAACCTTTTAAATTTACCATTACAATCTCCTCCTTATTTTTTTATTTCCCTTGCTTCTGTCTTAATTGTACCACGCATAATTACCTTTGTCAATACTTTTATCATTACTTTTTAAAAAATTTTTATTGCTCTCAAATCCGCTTGTATCAAGGGTTGTAGCGATTTGAAATAAAACTTGCAAAAATTTTTTTAAAAGAATTTTTTATCTCACAAAAAATATTGGTGCCAAAATGGTGCCCAAAAGTCTCTCTAAATGTCATAAAATATCAAAAAATATCACAAAATAAAATGCCTTAAAATGCAGTAGTACCAATGGTTTAAAGCCATTTTTCTAATCTCACAAAATACTCATGGATTACGCTCACATCGTAGAGGCCACAGGTTCGAATCCTGTTAACCCCACCAGTAAAATAGCGGATTTGAAGGCACTAAAAAGGTGCCTTATTTTTGTTTTGGTGCCTATTTGGTGCCTAAATTTTTTCCTATCTGTTTGACTGCATTTTTCTTCATCTCTAGTAAAACATGAGAGTACACGTCTGCCGTTGTCGATACTCTTGCATGCCCCATCAACTCTTGAACAATTTTGAGATTTACGCCAGCCTCTAACAACATCGTTGCAAAAGTGTGCCTAAGAGCATGTAAATTTACATCTTTAATTCCTGCTTTTTTGAGTAATTCATAGTATTTTCTATTCAAATTTCTTGGATGAATATAAGTGCCATTTTGTGTGCAAAAAACCGGCTTATCTTTGCCATAATTCCCTTCCTCCAACATTCTTATTTGGTGCCTCCTTAGAAACATTAGAAGTATATCTAAAATAGGAACAATCCTTTTAGATTTTTCAGTTTTAGGCTCTTGTATAACTAACCCTTTTTCTTTTGTATAAACTAATCCTTTTGTAACGGAAATGGTTTCATTTTTAAAATCTATGTCCTGCCACGTCAAAGCAAGAAGTTCGCTTCTTCTTAATCCCGCTAGTAATAACGTTGCAAATGCAGCTCCTAATCGGTCTTCTTTTAAAACTTCTAAAAATCTATCTCTCTGCTCTTTTGTAAGTATCTGTATCTCTTTTTGTTTTTTTCGTGGTAATGTAACCGCTTCAGCAGGGTTATTAAGAATTAGCTTATTTTTTACCGCTTGTTTTAAAGCACCTCTGACAATATCGTGCAGTTTATAAATTGTTGCTGGTGATTTCCCTTGCAAAGAGAGGACGACCTGCTCTTATATCTGCAAGAATGGGCAACATAACCATATCCACCTGTTGGACATTTGAGATTGTTTGAGTAAGCTTCTTTTTCTCTCCATTCAATAAATAATCAACAGACACACCTAAAACATCTGCTATAGCTTTCAACATTTCTGGGTCTGGTTTTCTTAAATCTTTCTCATATCGATTGATAGTAGCATCAGTAACGTTTAACAATTCAGCTAATTGCTTTTGCGTTAGCTCTTTATCTAAGCGAGCTTTTTTAATTCTTTTCCCTAATGACATTCTTATTCCCTCCTCATTAATATTTTTACCATATTGGTAACATAATTATACCACTATAAAAAAATTTTTTTAAAAAAACTACCGAAGTGGAAGAAAAACTATTGACAATACCAAATTGGTAGTCTATAATATAGTTGTGACTACCGAAAAGGTAATAAAAATACCAATATGGAAGGAGTGACAACAAGATGAGAGTTGATTTAGAAAAAATGAAGCGACTACGTAAAGAAAAGAAAATTTCACAAACGGAACTAGCAAAAAAAATAGGCTACAAAACTGGAGTGGGCTATCACTATATAGAAACCGGTAAAAGAAAAATTAGAGCTGAAACATTAGCGAAAATAGCAGAGATTTTAGGTGTTTCGGTAGAGGATTTATATGAGAAGGAGGTAAGTTAAAATGAGTAATTTAATAAAGATTGAAAGCTGGAACGGACATGAGATTAGATTTGTTTTTCACCATGGTGAATGGTGGGCAGTTTTAGCTGATATTGCAAAGCCATTAGATTTACAAACCGCCGCAGTTGCACGTCGGTTAAGGGTAATAGAGAAACAAATTAAAAAGGGTATGATTTCAAATCACCCCCTTCCAACCGCAGGTGGCACTCAAGAGATGCTTATTGTAAATGAGTATGGAATATATGAAGCAATTACCCAAAGTAGAAAGAAGGAAGCTATTGAGTTTAGATTTTGGGTATACGACATTCTTAAAGAACTTCGCCAAACAGTAGGACTTGAAGGATTTCAAATATTTAGGATGTTAGATAAGGAACATCAAAAGGAAATGATGAAGAAGCTAAAAGAAAGCTTAAGACAGCCCACAAAAGTAGATTATATCAAAGCTAACGTTATAGCAGACAAAGCAATTAGTAATCTGTTTGGTTATCCCAAAATGATAAAAAAGAATGAAATGACGCCAGAAATGTTAGTAAAAAGAGAAGCAGTTTTAGAAGATACAGTTGAATTGATGGCTTTAAAAGAAAAATATGGACTTGATATTTCAGTTTCGCAAGCAATTTATAACAAATATAAAGGAACAGCATAAAGGGGGCAAGCAAGAATGATTAAAATCGTTGGGGAATTAACACAAGAAGGCTATGAAATAAACTACAAAGGTGCTGAAGAAGGACAAACATATATAGATATTCAATACAATTTAGAAGAAAAAGACAAAATAATTGACGCTTTAGAGAGAATTGTGGAATTTTTAAAAACTTGGAAAGAAAAACCATAATAAAAAGGAGGAGGCGAAGTGACTAAAGTTCTCACTGTCAAACAAGCAGTAGAGCAATTCTTTAACAATACTATTTCACAAGAAATGTTATATGTACTTGTTAGGCAAAAGAAAATTCCTCATGTTCGCTTGGGTTCAAGAATTCTTTTTGATGAAGATGCCTTACAACACTGGTGGGACGAACAACTACAAAAGTCTACTACTGGTATGAGAAAAATTTATTAAAGGAGGTGAGAAAGCATGAACATGAGTTGGGGACATAGTGAAGAGAGGGAAAAGAAATATACGCTAAAACTCACAATTGAAGAACTAATCAGACTAGAAGAAGCAGTAAAAACATCATTAAAAGCAGCAGAAGATATGTATATGTTTTTTTGAAAAGCAAACTTTTGCGAAAGAACTAGACTCGGAATACGCTCAACAGCGGATGGAAGGATACATGAGAGACATTGAAGCATTCAGAAGTATTTTAAGAAAAATAGAGGAGGAGGTGTAAATATGTCAATCAAGCTTGCGCAAATACTATATCGCTTAGGCTTTGCTGTAACGATGGATGGCGACAAACACAAAATTGTTATAAAAAGAGACAAATAAAAAGTGCCTCCAAAGGCACAGAAAAAACACACCTACCTTGAGTATAGCACATTTTTGTGCTGTACTCAAGAAAAAATTCAGGAGGGGAGAAAAATGGTAAATGTAAATATTCATTTATATAAATTTGAGGAATTCAAAATTGATACGGAGAAATTTGCCGACGAATTCATACTTACAATACAAACTCCTCAAGGCACAGTAAATTTCATGTCCACTAGTCTAAGAGACCTTGAGGAACTAACAAGAAAGATGTTGGCAGAAGTGAAATATAGACAGCTACTGCCACAGCGAGAGGAGGCAGCAATATGATACGCATTAGTCAGGCTGGAGCATGTCCCCGCAGGATTCAATTAGAAGCGTGGGGAGTAGAAGGAGAGCCTTTTTCGGAAATGACTTTACGTGCATTTGAAGAAGGGAATTTACACGAAAGCAGTATTCTTAAGTGGGTAAATGAACAATATGATTTGGAAATAACAGACCAGCAAAGAGAAGTAAAAATAAATGATTGGTTAATCGGGCATATAGATGCAATCGGACGTAAAGAAGGAGAAAAACCAATATTGTTAGAAGCAAAAACTTTGAGACGCAGAGCAGTACAGGAAATGAGAGAAAAGGGGCTTTTAGCATCTCATTATCAATATTATGTACAAGTACAACTTTATTTGCACGTCCTAAGCAAAGAAGAAGGCATAACACATGCAATGCTCATCGCAAGAGATAAAGAAACACCACCTATTAGGTTATGGGAACATCACGTTGAACATATAAACTATGATAAAGAATTTGCTGAGCAAAAGATAAAAGAACTTGCAGGAATACAGAAAGCAATAGAAGAAGGCATAGAAATAGATATGCCTTATCATCCTGACACGGACTGGCAATGTAGATGGTGTCCATATTTAAAGAGATGTTATCCAGATTGGAGAAAAAAGCAAGAAAAAGCGGAGTTGCGTAGCGATTTAACAGAGATTGTTGAAGAGCTTATTTCAGTACAGGAAGCAAGAAAGGAATTAGAAGCGAAAGAAAAAGAATTAAAAGAGGCATTACTCACAACTATAGATGTGGGTAGTGTTATAGCCGGAAAGTGGACAGTTACAGTTGAAGAACGTAGGGCAGAACGCTTTGATACAACACTAGCACGAAAAACTTTACCGCCAGAGGTTGTCAGTAGTTTACTGAAAGTAACAACTTATAAGCAATTAAAAATAGAGGAGGTATAAGCATGGAAAATAAAAATTTACCGACTTTGAGAGAAAACTCTATTATAGACGAAGTGGATTTAACTCATGTTAAAAACACTATGCAGAAAATTTCGCAGTTTCAAGCCATAGTCCAGAGTACCTTAAAAGAAAAAAAAGACTATGGTATCATTCCCGGTACAGACAAACCAACATTACTCAAGCCCGGAGCTGAAAAAATTTTAATGATGATGGGCTTGAGAAGTGAATTTGAAATTGTCGACAGCACAAGAGATTGGGAGAAGGGATTTTTTCAGTACCAAGTGAAGTGCAAGCTGCACAAAGGCGACATGCTTATCACAGAAGGTTTTGGAGCCTGCAACACAAAAGAGAAAAAATATGCGAAATCAGACCCTTATACACTTGACAATACAGTGCTAAAAATGGCAAAAAAGAGAGCTTTAATAGATGCTACACTCCTTGTAGCAAGTCTTTCGGATATATTCACACAAGACGTAGAGGATTTAGAAGACATAGAAGGAACACCAGTACAGGATAAGATAAGTAAAAATCAATTAAATCTTATACAAAAGCTAATTAAGGAAAAAGAAGTATCTGAAGAAGACTATAAAAAGGCTTTACAGAAATATTACAACACAACAAATGAGGGAGAATTGACTAAAGAACAAGCTTCAGACTTAATTAGAAGACTGATGAATATGGATAAGAAACAAAAGAAAAACAATGTGCAAAAAAATGATGAAGACAAAGAAACAAAGCAAGAGCCAATAGAGGTCAATTTTGAGGAAATAGAAGACATACCATTGCCATGGGAAAACGGAGCAGAGGGCTAATGCCCTCTCTCTAAAAAAATTTTTGACGGAAAAATGTGCATATATACCCATTATATTTTATGTATTTTCAGATTATTTATACAGGGTGGGATTCGGATGGCAAGACCACAAAAGCAAGGATTAGATTATTTCCCATTAGATGTAGATATGGACCAAGACGATAAGATACAGCTAATAGAAGCAGAACATGGGCTTGTTGGATTTGCAATAGTTATAAAACTTCTTATGAAAATCTATAAAGAAGGCTACTTCTATCATTGGACTGAAAAAGAACAATTAATCTTTTCAAAGAGAGTTAATGCTGACATTAACCAAGTTAATGCTGTCATTAATTCCTGCATTAAATGGGGTTTATTCGACAAAAACCTCTTTGAAAAACACAATATCCTAACATCTAAAGGCATTCAGCGACGTTATTTAGAAGCAATATCACGCAGAAAAAAAGTCACAATTATAAAAGAATTTTACTTACTTCAAAATGAATATTCAAATGTAGTTTTTGTAGACATTAATGGTGTTAATGTAGACAAAAACTACAATCCAGATGATATAAATGACAGCAAAAATCCCCAAAGTAAAGTAAAGAAAAGTAAAGTAAAGTATCATCATAATAATACTGATGATGATTTACAAGTTGATGATGATATCGTCAAAGCAGTTGAATGTTATGAGGATTATGGATATGGAACTATAAACAAAGCAGTTTCTGACTTCTTGATAGATATGGTTAATGAATATGGTATTGAATGGGTAAAAGAAGCTTTATACGAGGGAGCGATACAGAACAAAAGGACATTAAAATATGTGGCTGCGATTTTACAACGCTGGAAGGCTAATGGTGGTATTAGTCATGATTTTAAAAAGGAAAAAGAACAACAACCGCAACAAATCAAAACCCTTACTGAGCAACTAAAAGAAAAATATGGTGACTTACTGGCAGGTGGGAGCGCATGAAGATACACGATATCGAATTAGAAAAAAACGTATTGGCATTGTTGTTACTTGATGATGACATAGAGGACAAAGTTTTAAAGTTAACGGAAGATGATTTTTATACTACAGAAAATAAACAGGTATTTACAGCGATAAAAACACTGCTTGAACAAGAAAAAAGCGTTGATATTGTTAGTGTTTCAACATTTATGAAAGATAAAAATCAAAATGCTAACTATATCAAAAAAATATTAGAGGATGCTGAAACTGTAGACTTTGACGAAGCAGTAGCGGTTTTAAAAGAAAAAACAAAAATACGTCAGCTTATAAATGCAGGTCAAGAATTGATAAAGCTGGCAAAAGAGGACATGGAGCTTGAGAAAAAACTGAACATAGCACAAGAGATATTTAATGCATTTGAAAATAGAAATTACGCAAATATAAAAAGCATGAAAGAAATAGTTATGGATACGCTAAAAATCCTTGAGGAAAGATACAAGAATAAAGGACAAACTGTTGGGTTAGATACAGGCTTTGTGGACTTAAACAATGCAACAGGTGGATTAAGAAACGGAGAATTAATCACAATAGCAGGCAGGCCGGCGATGGGCAAAAGTGCTTTTGCACTGGATATAGCTATGAATGTAGCAAGTAAGGGGAATACGGTATTGTACTTCAGCTTAGAAATGAGCAAAGAACAGTTAGGGGAAAGAGCATTTATCCAATGGGGGACAAAACCATACATTGATGGCTATCAGCTAAGAACAGGACTAATAAGCGATGAAACATGGAAGAAGATAGGCATACAAGTAGCACAACTGGCGAAATTGCCACTCTATATATGCGACGATACAGATTTGAACATTTATCAATTGCGGTCTATATGCAGGGATTTTAAAAAGACGCACGATTTGAAGCTCGTAATAGTTGATTACCTACAGCTTATGGAAGGTGGTAATGACAGTAGTTATGAAAACAGGCAGAACGAAATAGCAAAAATATCTCGTAACTTAAAGAAGTTAGCACGGGAATTGAATATTCCAGTCATAGCTTTAAGCCAATTAAACAGAGAAGTAGAAAAGAGGCAGAACAAAAGGCCAATGTTGAGCGACTTGAGGGAAAGCGGGAGCATTGAACAGGATAGTGATATGGTGTGGTTGTTGTACAGAGACGAGTATTACCATCCAGACACAAAAGAAGCTGGCGTAGCAGAGGTGATAATTGCAAAACAAAGGTCAGGACCTACTGGCACAATTAAATTGGCATTCTTGAAAGATTATATTACTTTCAGAAATCTTGCAAAGAGAGAGTAAGGAGAGAGTAAGGCATGTTCGATGAAAAAAAGTTTGAGAAAATTGCACAGAGGACAGAACAATTGATAGACCAGTACGGGGATGATAAAGAGGCGCAAGAGATAGTAAGAGATAATCTGTTGCTGTTGGTAGATATGATTTTTGACGAAATTGAAAAACAATACAAAAAAACAAAAGACAAAAGATATTTAGAAATTGCGGATAAACTTTACAAAAAAGCAAGAAAGGAGAATGCGTATGATTTACTTTGATGAGCTAGAAGCACGAAAAGAAGAAAACAGACAATTAAGACAGCTTGTACATAAACTTGCGGAGGAGAATGAGAAACTTGTAGAAGAAAACAAACGGTTAAAAAGAATTATAAGAATTTTCGCAGGGGAGGAGGAGACATAAAACGAAATGAATAAGAGGGAGTTATTGGAAAAATTTTTGGAAGCACAAACGGAAGACTGTCCTTACTGGTGTAATATGTGCGAATATGTTGAAATATGCGACACAATCGAAAGAATGTACGAAAGGTTAAAAAGGCAGAAAGAATGGGAAGAATGGGAGGAGGAAGAGGAATGAAAAACAAGAAAGGTAACCCTAATAAAGTGCATCCAGTTTTAGCCAAAAAGGCATTAGAAATGGCTGGCGGAGATAGAAATGCAGCGTACAGCTACTGTGTAAAGTTAAGCTGGAAGCTGTGGGGGAGGTTAGCTCCCGGTTTTGACAATGCGGATTTGCAAGCATTTTATGAGAAGGAGAGGATGTAAAATGCGAGAAATAAAATTTAGGGTTTGGGATAAAAAGAATAAAAAAATGTACTATGGCTATAAACCTGATAGACCAAATATGATAGATTTTGACGGGAATTTATGTATAACAGGTACGGGGAATATAGATGAATATGGTAGTCCGACAGATTATATTATTGGATGTAAACAACAGAACTACATTCTCATGCAATATATAGGTCTAAAGGACAAGACTGGAAAAGAAATTTACGAGGGTGACATAGTTAGACAAAGACGGTTTTTAGGATGGGATAAACAAAATGGAGAAAGATACAAGGATATTTATGGAGTGGTACGTTTTGAAAATGGAATGTTTACATGTGGGATTGTTGACTATACGTTAATTGATTGGAATAAATGCGAAGTAATCGGCAACAAATGGGAAAATCCTGAATTATTGGAGGAGGGAAAGTGAATGGGAGAAGATTACTTCTTTGATACTGAGGCGGATTTAGAAGCGCAAGAACAACTGTGGCTGGAGTGCATGTGAATAAATAAGGGGGGAGGATAAAGATGAATAAAAATTTACTAATTAATGTGTTGCATGATGAAATTGATGTAGCAAGAGTAAATGAGGCACAATCAATGACATTAGCTGGTGCTTATTATTGGAAAGGATATAGACAAGCATTAGAGAGAGCACTGACGCTTGTACTCAGAGAAGAACAGAAACATTTATTAGTAGCAAAGAATGAGTGATGCTAATAAATGCCCTTCAGAAGCTCATATTTGACTCAGAATCGTTTTTATAAGGTAAAGCAATATTTTATATGTCTAAAACAAAATCAAGGCAGATGGAGGTGTTTTAAATGAAATTGTATGAGAAATACTGTAAAAAATGTCATCAAAAATTTATTACTTCAAGCCCGTACAAAAAACTGTGTCTTTTCTGTGCAATAGAGAACGAACAGAAATCGATAAAAAAGTCTTATCAGAAGAGGAAATTGAAGAAGGTGAAGACAGAATGAGAATAGTTCTTACAATTCCAGGCAAACCTTTCGGCAAACAAAGACCACGTGTGACAAAGGCAGGTATTGCATATACACCACAGGAAACAGTCAATTATGAAAATTTTATAAAGTTGTTATACATACAACAATACAAAGATTTAAAGCTAGAGGGAGCACTTAGAATGATTATCAGGGCTTTCTATAAAATCCCCAAGAATGCCAGCAAAAAAGATAAAAAATTGATGGAACAAAATATCATAAGACCAACTAAAAAGCCGGACATGGATAATATTGCAAAAATTATTGCAGATGCGCTGAATGGACTTGCTTACGAGGATGACAAACAAATCGTGGAAATGTACATCAGTAAGATTTATGCGGAAGATGAATTTGTGGAAGTTGTCGTGGAGGAGGTGAGAGGAGGTGAAGCTAGGTGAATTGCTTCTCAAGGCAACAGGTAGTACACCACAAACAGGAAACACGAAAGGAGTTTGTGTGGTTTGTGGTGCTGAGGTAAATAATGGTATACCACTTAAGGAATGCGTATCTGATAATTTCACAGGCTGGAGTTATTTCTTCTCAGGAAATTGTATGTGCCCAGAGTGCGCATACCTTTTTAGCGACCAAACATTCCGCAGGAAGTCATGGGTAGCATCATTACAGGGTTTCAAGGTGTTTAAAAACGACGAGGCGCAGCAAATCTTGTTTAATCCACCTGACCCGCCGTTCTTTATCCACATCGCCAAAACTGGTCAAAAACAAACATGGCTTTCATGCATCCACAGAGTCGCACACAATCCGCACAAATACTTCTTTTCACACGAGAAATATGACGTACCAATATTGTTCGAGCATGATAGGGCAGCGACGTACATCCAAATCATTGCAGAGGCAATGGCAAAAGGCTTGACCAAAACGGAACTTACGACGGGCGAGTTCAAAATGAAAACATGGCAAAAGGCAATTGAAAGCGGCTATCGTGATTTCCTGCGAGAGCTGACTAAATTCAAAGGCGATATCTTATGGGAGGTGTTAGTGGATGTTTACCGAAAAAGAGATTGAGGATAAAACGGTAGAACTATTGGCGATAGTCTACAATAGCATAAATTGGAGTAAGATGCATACCAGCAAGAACCCGCATGATATATTCAACCATCGAGTTAGGGCAGCCAGTAGACGGGCGACACTGTTTGAAGCGGTAAGTAAGCTGGCAAACTATTTTGGTTTGCAGTCGATTCCAACAGAAGCCATTAATATCACTCAAGAGCTTAGACCATATGAGAGAGCAGTGCTCAACAAGATGTACATGGAACATATACCAATGTCTATGATGGCAATCATGCGTGCCAAAGAAAGACGTAAAAATAAAAGCCAAATGACAATCTTTGAGAACATAAAGGAGGAGGAATTGAAAGATGAATAAGCGATTTTATGAAATTGAGGGCACTATCACGGCTTTGACACCAATTTTTCATGGAGGGGACGAAAAGACAGGGTCAACACCGGTTTTACGCACAATCATGGTGTATGTGGACGGTATTGGCGAGGTGCCGATACCGTATATCTCCGGGAACGGTATTCGTGGTAAGCTCCGCAGGCTAAGCATAAAAGATTTTCTTGATATGCTAGGGTACGAAATCACTAACACAAAACTACACCATGCGCTGTTTTCAGGAGGTGTACTGGAAAGCACAAGCGACACCACAGGCGTAATCGACCTGGCATTCCGAAAGAAAGTGCGAGAACTTATGCCACCTGTGGCCATATTCGGCTGCGCATTGGGCAACCAAATGATACAAGGTAACTTGATAGTGGAACACATGTGGCCCATATGCGAGGAGTACAAACCATATCTGCCAGAGGAGTACCAAAAGGACCCACGTGCAGAGCGACCCATCCGCACATTTACCGACCAAAGCTTTATAACAAGGCGGGATGATTTGCGTGAGGAGCGCCAAGAAGACGAGCAGGCGGTGCAAATGAAGGTAGATTATGAATGCTTTGTACCCGGTACGAAGTTTTTCCACCGCTTTGTGCTGCAACTACCAGACCAACTTCAGCTTAGCGCCTTTGGCCGAGTATTAGACCTGTTTGAAGCTATGCCATATGTGGGAGGCAGGAGCTCCAGCGGTGATGGCAAGGTCATGTTGAACTACAAGAACAAGCCAGATGCCAGCCTGTATCTTGAGTTTGCGCAAGAGAAGAAAGACGAAATCATAAAATTGCTGAAAGAATTGGAGGAGAGGTTATGAGCGGGATGTTAGAGGAAGTAAAATATTTTGCAAATCTAGCGGAGAAGGCTCTGCCTATTCGGTGGAGCCGCTTCCGGCCATTCAAAGTGACGTTCAAGATAGGCTCACCGGTAGCTCTTTCACATCCGTGGATAAATTTTGACAGCCTTATTTCACATTTGCTTCTTCTTGAGGCTTTTGGACAAGATTACTTCATTACACCTAAAAAATTTGACATATCACCGTACTTACCTAAGAACAACCGTCTTTTGCCTATTAAGAGAACAGGCGAAATCTATCATGCAAGTGTAAGTCAGTTTATACCGAAATATTCAGTTAAAATTACAAGGATTTACAAAAGATTTGAAGATAAATGGGCAGGAGACTTGGATAAGAAAAAAATCAGAGTAGGCAGTGGTCATTTTAGGTCATATGCAATGGCAGAACCGTATATAGCTTGCAAGGAAGTAGTATTTTACGTAAATGGAGATTTGGAGATTATCAAAGGTCTTATCCTGAGAAATGTGATAGGTTTAGGAAATGATTTACGCATAGGCTTTGGTACAGTAAGGGATATAATCTTTGAAGAGATTGAAGAAGATTGGTCCTTGGTGGCTGGCGACATTGCTATGCGACCTATTCCTGTAGAAATGTGCAAGGAATATGAAGAGGCTGCTTATATAGCTTATAAAGGGCCTTATTGGAATCCTAAAAATGTGGCACTATGCGTGCCGCCGGGAGCGAGGTGTAAATTGAAGGATGAATATCAAAGAAGTACTAAAAAAATGGGCTCAGAATGAGGAATTTCAACAGAAATTAAATGAGGCTAATAGAATGATTTCGCAAGCATTAAAAAGATATACAAAGATGTATGTTGCCTACAGCGGTGGTAAGGATTCCACTGCACTATTACATCTTGTATTACAGCACGACCCGGAGATACTTGTATTCCATTGGGATTATGGGCCGTATCTTATGCCTAGAGCTTACGAAAAAGAAATAATAGAAAACATGAGAAAAATAGGAGCTAAAAATATTTACATTGACACTTCGGATAAATATAAATCAAGAGAAGATACGGGAATTTGGTACAAAGAGTTTTTTGGTAGGGTAGTACCAGAATTATTGAAGCAAGGCTATGATGGCTGTTTTGTTGGTATACGAAAAGAAGAGTCTATATCGAGAAAATTGCGTATAGAAGCGCAAAAAAGTTTGACAAAGATAAAGGAAATATGGCCGTTGCAAGATTGGAGCTGGAAAGATGTATGGGCTTATATATTTGCTTTTGATGTTCCATATCATAGTGTTTATGATAAATATGCTCCTATTGTTGGATGGGATAAAGCTAGATTTGTAACGTTTTTTGATAAAGAGTTTGATACGTTAGGAGCAAGTAATGTAGATGGTATATTATCATGGAGGTGGAGATATGACAGCAATTCCTGAAAAATGCCAAAAGTGTTTGAAAAACGAAAATGGGAGGTGTATAGCATATAAAGAATTTATTGGTGAAGGTTGCCTGGGCTATGTGGACAATCCAGAAGGCATGATAGAAATGTATAAAGAAATGAGAGAATATTATTTAACAAAAGTTGGTAGTTGGGATGATATAACATCAAAATTCATGAAAGAAATACGAAGATGGGAAAATGAACTAAGGAGGTGGCATCTTGAAGAAACTGCCGAAGCGAAACGTTCTTGAACATTACTTTTTTAACTACTACCAAGTCTTGTTTGAGGTAAAAAAGAGAATAGACGATATAATACATTCTTCTCCAGCAAAGTATGTAGAAACAGGGGGTGGAGGTGTAAGCCATAACAGTAACCCTACTGAATTAAAAGCGATTAAAATTGCAATGGATGAAGAACTAACGGAAAAACAACAATGGCTTAAGATTGTGAGAGATGTTGTAGCAGATATGAAGTACATAGATGAGAAAAATAAGACAAAGTATGCTGTACTTATTCAGAAACGCTATTTTGACGAATTAGCGGACAATCATGTGCAGAAACAATTAGGTTTGCAGTACAGGAGTCAGTATAAAGAGATGAAAGATGTTATATTTCTTGAAGGCATCATGCTTGCAATAGCAAGCGGTTTGATAGATTATGATGACATAAGAAAATTTGTGAGGGAAAACTGGTGAAAATGTACTGTACTTGACAGGCTTTTTAAAGGGTGTTATAATTAAACTGGTACAATAGAAATTGCGCTCTAGCGTTTGCTAGAGCTCTTTATTTTAGCCCGGTCACCCCCGCCGGGCTTTTGTTATGCTTGTAAGAAAATTTATGTTGGTGTAGAATATATTTAACGAAATTAAATCTTTTAGGGGGTAGTAATATGGGAAATAAGGACAATTGGACACCGTGTCCACGTTGTGGTTCAAACAGAGTGCAGAAAATAAGCAAATGGACATACTTTTTGACATTCTTTGCAGGTTCAGGATGTCTTATATGGCTTGGAATTATATTTCCGTTGTTTTGGTTTTTAGTGCCGGTTTTATGGATACTGTCATTTATTATACTTTTTGGCCACGATGTTTGGCAGTGTCAGGATTGTAAATACACGTGGAAAGTACAAAAAGCAAAGAAGAAGTGAAAGAGCTGAAAGGCTCTTTTTTTTCTTGTTTTTGAAACAAATTGAAACGAAAGGAGGTATGCTTATGAGCTTGACAAAAAAGCAGTTAGAAGCAGCAAAATTAATAGCTGAGGGCAATATGACTGATGAAGAAATAGCAAAAGCATGTTCCATAGGGCGCACAACGTTATATCGATGGAAACAAAATGATGAATTCCAACAAGCCATTGAAGATTTCACAGTCGAAATGAAAAAAGATATACAGCGTAAGCTCATGAGCATGTCCTCCAAGGCGTTGAGAGAACTTGACAAATTGCTTTGCGCACGTTCGGAAATGGTGAGGCTTCAGGCAATCAAAGATGTGCTTGATAGGTTAGACATCAAGCCAGCAGACAAACAGGACATTGACCTTAAAACCGACATGGAGATAGTCGTTAAGCTGCCGGATGACTTAGCGACTGATGAAAAATGATTAAGATAGATTTGACAGCGTTAACACAGCTCACAAATGAGGTTTATTATCCACTCTACAAAGACAAAAACCGTTATCTTGTGCTATATGGTGGTGCAGGTAGCGGGAAATCAGTTTTTGCTGCACAAAAGATACTAGTACGGTTGCTGACAGAGCAACCGCACAGATTTTTGGTTGTAAGAAAAGTTGCGAGGACGCTGAGATTCAGCGTCTTTTCTTTATTCCAGGACATAATTGCGCAGTGGAATTTGGCACCGCTGTTCAAAATAAATAAATCCGACATGAGTATTACATGTGTCAACGGCAATCAGATTTTGTTTGCTGGGCTTGATGATGTTGAAAAGTTGAAATCAATTGCAAATATAACTGGGATATGGATTGAGGAAGCAAGCGAGCTTGAGCAAAAAGATTTTCAACAATTGGATTTGAGATTGAGAGGGCCTACGAAGCACTACAAGCAAATCATTCTCACATTCAACCCAATATCAGCTTTACATTGGTTGAAGAAAGTGTTTTTTGATTTTAAGAAAGACAATGCCACGATTGTGAAATCCACGTACAAGGACAACAAATTCATAGATACCGAATACGTCAAAGTTCTTGAAGACTTGAAGAATCAGGACGAGACATATTACAAGATTTATGCTCTTGGCGAGTGGGGAGTTTTAGGAAACCTAGTTTTCACAAATTATGTCATCGAGGATATACCGCTCAACGATGAGAGTTACAATGCCATTTACTACGGTTTGGACTTTGGCTACAACGACCCATCGGCGCTTATAAAAATTGGCTGGAAAGATAGCGAGATATATGTGCTTGATGAGATATATGAAAGGCGTTTGACAAATACAGAGCTTATAAAGTTGTGTGAAAACAGGGTTGACAAAAAGCATTTAATCATAGCTGATAGCGCAGAGCCAGACAGAATAAAAGAGTTTAAAAAAGCGGGTTTTAGAATTCAACCCTGTACAAAAGGCAAGGATAGCGTGAAATTCGGTTTGGATTGGTTAAAAAGGCGTA